CTATGTTCAACCAAACAATTGACTTTGAGGGGTCACCCACAGCGTTTGACGCAAGTGACCTCCTCCGACGACTGGAAGGCGAGACTCCCGAGTCAAGACTTTCCCTCTTTATCGCGCTGCAGCGAGGCCCTTTGGCCGCGCGCGCGATGTTCCAAGAGAGAACGGAGATCGACGTACAAGTCGATCTCCCATCTGATGTCTTGAGTCGTATACCTTACATTGAATTTTCCCTGCTCACCGAAGATGGTGTGAGCGACTTGGCCAGAAAGCAGCTTGAAGAACTGCTGGGCGACGCGCTTGAACGCGCTGAAGCTCTGTGCCAGTCCATCCTCGATTCGTTCTGGATCATGGAGGGGAAGGTTCTCCCAATGCACGTGCTAGAGAACACGGCATGTTGCATGATCTTCCTCGACTGCTACGGCTACCTCGAAGAGTGGTTCAAGTTCCAAACCACGTATTTGAGTGCCTTAATGCTTAAGCAGACCGAGCTCCCTAAAGTCCCAGTTTACATCACACGTCCTGGGTTTGTCGCCGGTGGTATTTTCTACCGAACCATGCGACAATTACTCGCTAAGCATGAGCTTACCCAACACCTCATCTCATGGGCAGCCACACTGGTTGGCCTTAAGAGAGGTGCGCTCCCTCTGAGACCTGAAAAGGTCTCTGAGTCCCTACAGAAGCATCGTGAGACATTGGAACAACCGTGTTCACGACCTGTCGATAACTTCTATCGACGACAACCTCGAGACGTTGTTTATAACGCTCTGGAGGAGGTCGTCGAAGTAATCTTCGAAGGCGTGGAACCAGTTGACCTAAAGTCTCGGATGCCATCCGTCTCCAGCCATTACGGTTGGTCGCGGGCCGAGGGAGGAGCACTGGGCAGAATCTCGCAACTTATTCGGAATAAGTACGGATTCCTTGCAGCTCATAGTAGCGAAATCGGTGGCTACGCGGAAAGTTCTCCCGCCGCAGCCTCAAGTCGAAATGGACCGATCGAGTTCCCGCTATATGTTCCAGCGTACTCGTACGACTTAGCCGATCTTATTTTGGACGAAGCGTTGAAAGAAACGCTTGATTGTGATGTTCACGTCGTGCTCGAGCCTATGAAGGCTCGTATTATCACCAGTGGCCCGCCCTTGCGGTACCACATTTGCCGCCTTCTCCAGAAGATCGTGCATGGCACTATGCGCCAGAGACATGAGTTCCAACTTATTGGTGGACCCGTAGATGAAGAAATTCTCAACAAGAATTTCTCTCACCTAGCGTCATACCAAAAGAAATGGTCTTTCGTGTCTGCTGATTATAGTGCCGCAACTGATAACCTGGATGGAATGCTTTCAACACAGGCGACTCGCTTAATTGCCGAGCGCCTTGGTTTGGACGAAGAGGTTTCAAAAATCTACCTCGAGTCGATGACAAACCACGTGCTCCATTATCCTGAGGAGTACGGAGGCTTTGTTTCACAACAGAATACAGGTCAGCTGATGGGTTCTCCATCGAGCTTTCCAATTCTCTGTCTTGTGAACATGGCAGCGTTGCATGCATCCTGGAATGATTATTCCGTGAAGCGGTATGGTGAAATTCGCACGTATAAAGAGACTTTGCGCGACTTGCGACCTCTCGTAAACGGAGATGATCTCCTGTTTATTGGTCCCGATGACTTCTACGCCACGTGGTCAGACTACGTGGCGGACTGTGGACTTAAGAAGTCACCCGGCAAGAACTACAAGAGCCCCCGTATTGCCGTCATAAATTCAACCTTTTTCTCGATGAAGTTCGAGGATATGGGTATGAAATTTAATGACTTTGGTACCTTTGCGCGCGCTAGCCGCGTGCATTGGGTCGGTTCCGGTCTCCTGAAAGGTCAGGCGAGGGTCTTAAGTGACACACGCCGACCTTCTGGAGATAGGAAGGCCGAGACGGTGGTTGAAGCGAATGTTGACTTCGGTCAGCTTCGTTCACAGCTCAATTGGGTTCTTGACTGGGAGGAGGGTCGCGGAGAACAGCGTGATCGCTGTCTCCAAGTTTGGTTCAGGAACATGAGAGTGGTACTTATGTCGCAGAAGCGTTCATGGCGTCTGCCTGTCTCTCTCGGCGGTCTTGGCCTCCCCCTCGGGGGGGCAACTAGACCACAACTGGTACTCGCGAATTTGATTATTAAGACTTACAATAGTAAGCTTAGTTCTCAATTCATCGCGAAGCCAAAAGTTGGTAATTCAACCACTTTGGCGCAGTTGCAAGCTGAGAGAGATCTCGCAGAGCGTTTCGGCATGAAACGATACGTGAAGGATTATCTTCCTTACTGTATTGTACGTGTTCCGGACGGATTCACGGGAGGAGAGGTTTCTTATGAACCTCCTCTTCCTGAGGATCTCGAAGGGAACATATATGCCGATCACTTCGGGCGCGGCGCGATGGTGCCGACGGTATGCACGATGAAGGCCCATGATCTCAGTGTTTCTCCTTACGTTGTCGGTTTGACAATGTTGGAGTCCGCTGAGACGCAGAGGAAGCTCTTCAATTTTGACGAGTCACTAATGAATGCAATTAAGCATTTCAATGGTGGCCCGATGAAACTTGAAGAGGCAGT